TTCACGCATTTTTTTTCTTTTCTTTTTACCACCAGGTGTGACTTTACCAGAACAAACAGCCGATGCGTACATGTTTGCATATGCGGAAGGATATACCTTAAATTTTCTCTTCGCTGCAGCTTTACCTTTAGGACATAGTTTAGCCATTTTATTTTTTCCTTTTCTTATCTACGTTTTTTATTTTGCCTTTATTTTTAGACGCATAAAAAACTTGTTCTGCTTTTTTCTTACCATAAGTCTTTTTCATAGACTTCATGATTTTTTTACCTTTTGGGGTAAGAGGCATTATCTAACGCAGCCTCCACCTCTCATAGCTTTACCCATTCCAACTCTGCCACCTTTTTTCATGTAGCCCATTTTATTTCTGACTTTAGTTGGAAGTTTAGCAAGACCTGGATTTTTACTTTTGTCTACAGGTTTTAAAGTTCTGCCACCATCAGCTTTTTGCACTTTTTTTCTGTCACGAGTTCTTTCACTTAACTCTGCTTTAGCTTTTTTTGACCCAAAGTTTTTTGTGTAGTAATCCCTTGCTTCTTGTTCTCTAGAGGGATTAGTTGGAAAAACTTTTTTAACTTTACCACCATCTTTTTTAAGTTCTCTAACAATTCTTTTCTTTTCATCTTTAAGATTTTTTTTACCCATTCTAGTTTTTGCTTTTTCAGAATCAACTCTACCAAGCTCTTCAAGTCTGTTCATTCTTCTAGTGTTAGCCATATTACTACCTATTTATCTTTCCAGACTTTTTAGATTTAGAACCAAATTTACCGTAAGAATCATCTCTGCTAGCTTTTAATTGTCTAGCTGTTCTTTTTTTTCTGATTCTCATAGCTATTGATTCATCTTTTCTATCTTTATAACCTTGTTTCTTTTTACCAACACGACCACCTTTAGCCATTGATCCTTCTTTTCTTGAAAGATTTCTTTCACTAATAAGATCAAGATCTCCTACTTTTTTAGCGTACTTTGGATCATCTTTTCTCATTTTATCCGCTGATTTTTGAACGTTAAAAGTAGTTAATGCTGATTCAGTGTCAGTTTGTTTAGCACCATATGCACCTTTACCATACTTACCTTTTTTCATTCTTTTAGCCATTTTAGAAACCATATCGATTTTTGCAGCTTCTTTTTGTCTTTTTTTTAAGTACTGATTCATTTCGTCATCATACTTATCTCCAGGATTAATAGCTCCTTTTTTAGACTTCTTAACTTTACCACCTTCTTTGTACATCTTGCCACCTTTCATACCCATGTCATTTTTGTAGTAGCCAGATCTCATATCTTTTCTTGCAGTTGACATTCCGCCACCCATTTTTTTAACACGTCCGCCTGCCATATAACCTTTAGGCGATACCTGTTTATTATATAATCTATTTGCCATTATTTTTTTCCTCCGTTATTTCTAAATATTTGTGTACCCTTTATACCATATATGCTCGCAACGACAAGGATCCACAAATTTGTAAACCAACTTGGGAGCGCCGCGAAATGTTCGAAGAACACATTCACTTTCTCCATAGCTGACGGATCGTCACTTACAACTGCCCAAGCCAAAATTGCTATAGGGGCCGAGAGAATTAATAAAACTGCCTCGTCCTTCCAATCTGACTGTCGAGCTTCTAAAAGTTTTCCCTGGTAAGCTTCCTTACCTTCGGCCATACGAGATGCGTGCATAAGCTGTGCATCTGACATAGCTATTTTAGTCTTCTGCTTGTTAGCATAAATTTTACTACCAGCAGAGACGGCTAATTTAATTGCCGATAACCACATACTAGTACCAAGTTGCTTTAACAGGTTTTTTATCTGGTCTCATTCTTCTTGTTCCTTTAACTTCAACTGTTTGTGATGTAAAAGGATCTGTCATTTCAACAGGAATGCCACCTTGTTGCTCGCCTTTTGCGTTAGCACCAAGTTCAGGAACAACTTTTATGTTGCCTTGACCATTTTTTGTTTTTCTAACCATAGTTATACTCCTTAATTAATTTATTATAGTTAACTTTTCTTAAAATTTCTACCGAAATCATGAATTTTACTAGCATCTGACATTTGTTGTCGTCTAATACTGTTTTCACCTGATAGAATTGTTTTAGCAATTGATGTTTCAGCACGTAATTCAGCTAGATCTTCGTTTTGCTCTAGTTTTTGCTCTGTGTTTTGTTGGTTCATCATTGTTTTTAGTGTATCTAGGCTAATTCTACCTTCATCATAGGCAGCTCTAGCTTCATTTTGCCTTGCACGAAGGTCAAGTTCTCTAGTTTTTAGTTTAATTAGTGGATCTCCACCAAATTCACTAATAATTCTTTGTTCTTCATCCATATAATCTTTAGTCATCTCTGCAATTAACACAGCTTTTCTAGCATTCATCTTTTGTGTTATCATATTTGCCTGTTGAACAAGTTCTGGGTTGTTAGGATTTTGTTGTAGAGCCATTTGTAGTTGTCTTGCCTGCATTAATTCTTCTCTAAACTCTAGTTGAATTTGTTCTTGAGCCATTAAACTAATTCTTTCCAAAATATTTTTCTGTAATGCACCCATAACCATAGGATTATTTTGCACTGTGTTTGATTTCATAAAGTTTAAGTGAGCATCAATGTGTGCTTTGTGATCTTGACCCACAAACGCTTGAAAAGGTTTACCAGCCATCGCTGCAATTTCTTCCATACTTGGATCAAGAGGTTGTGGTTGTTGTGGTGGTGGTAAAATAGAACTAATATTTTTAACACCTAAAGCTTCATACATAGACCTATACGCTTGGTATAGGTTATGTAGTTGAGGATTCGATTGCGCTAATTGAAGTTGTGATTGCGCCATCGAAATTCTTTGTGTTTGAGAAAAAATGTTTGGATCTGCAACTGGTAGAATATCTATTCTATCATCAAAGTCTGCAACCTTAATATTTCTCTGTGCTCCTGGTACATCGTAAGGATATACCGGTGGTAAATATGTTTTAAATACATTTGCTAATAATTTAAATTCTTGTTTAAGTCCGACATACAATCTTTTGTGTATCGCTGACATTACCCGCGATCCACGCTCCAATAATGCAACAGTCGTACCGACGGCTGCTTGTTGGTTCATATCACCCACTTGCATATCTGCGATAGCCGCGAATCGTTGGCCAGCGGAGACTACAATACCCATTAACTGAAGTAATGTTGCATCGGGTCCTTTGAAAGGTAAAGTCATAAACTGATCTTTGATATTGCCTCCTGGAGCGTCGACATCTCTAAACTCACCAGGTTGTAATGGTTGTGCATCATCTCTAATTCTAATACCACGAGACTTAAATCCAGCTGGTAAGTTTGCTAAAGTTCCTGCATCAAGAAGTTGTCTCAAAGCTGCAGTTGCAGTTCTAGTTAATCCACCAATCATATGAATTAAACCAAAGCCATAAAATCCTGTGCCTGGTAAAAATTTAAATTGTACAAAGTAATTAATTTTTTTCATTAACTTGTCGCCTTCAGCATAGTTTCTTCTGATCGATAAAATTTTATTATTAGATTCTGCAATCGTTACAATGTATGGAATTTTAATTCCTGTTTCTTCGCCGTCAGGTGATGTATCTTCATAACCTTCTAAATCTAAATTAACATGCATTTCTAAAAGTGTGTATTGATCTTCTTGACCATCTTTAGAAATACCCTCTAGTTCTAATTTTTTATCCTCTAATTGATTTTCAGTAACAGGAGGTTGTCCTAATTCTATATCTCTATAAAACCCTGCAACTTGTTGTTTTCTTAATTCGTTTTCAGACATTTTAATTACATGCACAATTGCTTCTGCATCATCTAATGAGTTTGCAGAATATGGTACAATCAAATCATCTGCCGGTACAAATTTAGAAACGGCTCTACCTAAAAGCTCGTCATAGTAAACTTTCTTAAAGGTAGAACCGGAGAGGGGTAGATAGAAAAGCATTTGATCAAACTCTGGCTCATACTCTTTCATCTGATCCATTATTTGATAGTTCATAAAATCTTTTACTCTGTGTGATTGATCTTGTTTTTCTGGAGTGATCGCTCCCATAATTTGAGTTCTGACTGGTCCGTCAGCTGGTAATAATTCTTTGTAAGCTTGTGCTTGAAATTGTGTAACTGCTTCAGCAAGAACAGGGTGATTAACACCTGATGCACCTCTAAAAGGTTCTGTTCTTCTTTCGTATTTAAAACCTAAAAGTTCTAAACCTTCTCTGTAAGACTGTTCCCAATCTCCACGAGATTCTTTATACTCTCTATACTGATCAAATAATTTAGTGCCTAATGAATCTAAAACTTGATCACTTAAAGTTTCTGCTAAATTTATTGAGTGATCTTGTTTAAGAGAAGAATCAATTGCGTTACGATCAAAAGAAACTTCTGCTCCACCTTCTTCATCCATTGTTACTTCTACATCTTCGGATGATTCAATAATATCTTCGTTAGGTGTTTCTATTTCTGTTACTTCTGTCTCTTTAAATTCTGCGTCACTTACAGATTGATT